TTCTCGCGCCGCCGGGGCGCGTACCAGGACGTGTTCCGTGGGCCGCAAGCCGAGATCGTGCTGGCGGACCTGGCGCGGTTCTGCCGCGCTCACGAATCGACGTTCCACCCGGATGCGCGGGCACATGCGGTCGCCGAAGGCCGGCGCGAAGTGTGGCTGCGCATTCAAGAGCACCTGAAGCTGTCCGAAGTTGACCTGTGGTCGCTACGTTCGAGGGGCATGCCTGACGCCACCGAGTAGCCGCCGCCCCTTGTTGAAAGGATAAGCGACGCATGTACCGCGACAATCGAGAATTGCAGTATCACGACCGGATGAACTTCGTGCTGAACAACGGAGCTCTCGGGGATGTCATCACGTCGCTGCCGGCGATGATCTACGGCCGCCAGCGCCGCCACGAAAGTATGGAAATGCGTGTGTGGGCGCCCTCGTGGCTGCACGACCTGCTCGCGTATCTGCTCGCGCCCTACGGTAAGTTCGTGATGCGTAAGCTCGAGGAGTTCCCCTTCGCGGCGGTGACGCGCCGCGCGAACGACGATTGGGGCGGCGGACCTGTGGCGATCAACGGGTTCTTGCACAACAATCACACGCGCAACGCGACGAATATGGTGGATTTCGCGTTCTCATGCCTGCTCGATGCGTCGCCGAGCAACATGAACGACCGCAGCTACCCTGTGCTCGCGCCGCTTGGGCCGCGCACGATCGACGGCAAGTACATCCTGATCCCGACCAATGCCACGTCGGAGAACAAGACGTTCCGCGCGGTAGTGATGCGTCCGGTCATCGAATGGGCGCTGGAGAGCGGTTACAAGGTGGTGCTGACCGGGACGAAGACGAGCCACACGAAAGTTGATGCGGGCGGGGCGATGCGGCCGATCGTCATGGTCTCTGAGGTCGAGTCGCTGGCGGATCTGCTGCCGAAGTGCGTCGACATGCGCGAGCGCACGACGCTGCTCGAACTGCGCGACCTATGCGGCTACGCGAGCGCGGTCGTCGGCGTGGATGGCGGCACGATTCACGTCGCCGGCACGACGATGGCGCCGATCGTGTACGGGCTCACTACCACGCATCCGCGCCACCGCTTCGTTGCGCGCATGGGGAGCCCGCACTTCCAAATCCGATATGTGACGCCTCGCAATCTCGAATGCGCGGGCTGTCAGTCAGAATGGACTCTTTCCTTCTGGGATTTCACCAAATGTCCCTACGAGGACAATCTCTGCACGTATCGGCTTCACCATGACGATTTCACCAACGCACTTAAGGAGCTAGGACTATGAGCGAAGCACCAGCAGCACCCGCGGCCCCGGCCGCTCCCGCAGCACCAGCAGCCCCCGCCGCGCCCGCGGCGCCAGCCGCTCCGGCAGCCCCGTGGCACGGCGTCACCGATCCCGAGACGGTCGCCTATCTGACCAACAAGGGTTGGCAGTCTCCCGCAGACATCGTGAAGAGCTATCGTGGCGCCGAGAAGCTTATCGGCGGGGCGCCAGAGTCCCGAGTGCTGATCCCCAAACCCGGTGACGAAGCCGGATGGAATGAAGTTTTCACAAAGCTCGGTCGCCCCGAGACGCACGACAAGTATGACCTGAAGGCCGGCGCCCCCGAGGGCTTCGCGCCTGACGAGGCGCTGATGGGCAAGATGTCGGCTGCGTTCCACAAGGCCGGATTGAATTCCGAGCAAGCGAAGATGATCGCGGCCGAGTATAACGCCAGCGCGGCCGAGCGCGGTGCGCAGGCGCAGAAGGACTACGACCTGAACGTCCAGACCGACAAGCGCGCGCTCCTGCAGAAGTGGGGCGGCGGGTACGAGCGGCAGATGAACGCGGCGCAGACCGCGGTCGCATCCCTCGGGTTCGACGGCAAGATGGTCGACGCGATCGAAGCGGCGATCGGCTACGGCGCGACGATGGAGTTTTTCGCGGGCCTCGGGCAGAAGCTCGGGGAGCACAAGTTCGTCTCGGCGTCCGGGCCGACGGGTATCCCCGGGCAGTTGACGCCGGCGGAAGCGCAGCAGGAGATCGGCAAGCTGAAGCAGGACGCCGTGTTTCAGGCGACGCTGCGTGACAAGATGAACCCCGCGCACAAGGACAACATCAAGAAGTGGGACAACCTGTTCGCGATCGCCTACCCAGGATAGGGCGCCAACTACCCAACGGGGGGGGGGCGTGACTACTCTCGAAAATAAGCGGGCGTACAAAGCCGCGTGGCGGAAGGCTAATCCGGAGAAAGTCCGGGCCTATTCCGCCACGTGGCGCGCTGCTCATCCAGAGCAAAGTAAGAACTGTTCCGCCACGTGGCGGAAGGCAAATTTAGCGAGGGCCCGGGCGATGCAGACGGCGTGGCAGCGCGCGAATCCAGAGAAGTCTTGCGCGGGCACGATGCGGTACTACGCGAAGAAACGGGACCAGTCTCCTCCGCTCACAGTGGAGGAGCAGGCCGATGTCCTTGCTTTCTATGAAAAAGCTCGGGCTTTGACGGCGCTGACCGGGGTCCGACACGAGGTAGACCACATTCGACCGATAACTAAGGGCGGGCAACACCACCCGTCCAATCTGCAGATCCTCACCGCCACGGAAAATCGTCAAAAAGGGAATAGTGTATACTGGAAGGGTAAGGCTTCTCGGACAAGCAGGTAGCGCCCCGGGAGGCATGCAAGGCACGGCCCCTCCAAGTTGAGGACAAGCCAGGATGACGGACCGCCGGAAAGGGTCCGAAATTAGGTTTGTTGTCAACTATCTAGGAGGCCACCGTGCCGGATAGCATCACCGTAGCATCAGTACAGCAATATCAGACCAACGTCGAGCTGCTTATGCAGCAGACCGACTCGCGCCTGCGCGGCATGGTCTCGACCGATTCCTACGTTGGGAAGCAAGCGTCGGTTATCGAGCAGTTCGGCGAAGCCACGGCGCAAAAGCGCACCAGCCGGCACAGCGACACCCCGCTTCTCGATCTCTCGCAGGACAAGCGTTGGGTCTTCCCCGTCGACTACGAATGGGCCAGCCTGATCGACCAGGTCGACAAGCTGCGCATGCGTATCGCGCCGGAGGGCCAGTACACTCGAGCGGCTGCGGCCGCGATGCTGCGTGCGATCGACGACGAGATCATCCTCGCGTTCTTCGCCTCGGCTTTCAAGGGCGAGAACGGCACGACCGCTGACGCCTTCGATACGACCACGCACGGCGTGGGCGTTGACGAGGGTGGCACGGCCTCGGGCCTCAACGTCGAGAAGCTGCAACTCGGCCTTCGTAAGCTGATGACCGCCCACAAGGGCGACATCATGGAGCCGACGCACGGCGCCATCGGTCCCTACGAGCACGACAAGCTGCTGAAGCAGATCCAGGTCGTGAACAAGGACTACAACGGCGGCGCCGCGGTGCTCGAGAACGGCCGCATCCGCCGGTTCATGGGCTTCGAGTTCGTCGTCACCGACCGCCTGACCATCTCGTCCGGCAACCGGCTGATCCCGCTGTGGGTGAAGTCCGGCATGCACCTGGGCGTGTGGCAGGACGTTCAAGCGTCGATCGACAAGCGCGCCGACAAGGGCAATTCGTGGCAGGTCTACACGAACATGACCATCGGTTCGACTCGCACGCAGGCCGGAAAAGTCATCCGTGTCCTCTGCGACGACCAAATCTAAGGGGATACTGACATGGCTCTCGTAGCAACTGCACAAGTAGTCGAAGATCAGGACGCCGTTCCTGCTGTCAAGACCAACGAGCTCGAAAAGGGCGGGAAGGTCCGCACCGCGGCCGGCTACCTCACGGCAGCCGAGTTCGTCGGCGGCACCGCCGGTCAGTGGTACACCTTCGTTCGCGTTCCGGCTCAGGCGCGCGTTCTCGGCGTCTACCGTACCGGCGGCGGTGCGACCGGTGCGCTGAAGTGCGGTCTCTATCGCCCGAATGGCATCGCCATCGACGACGATGTGTTTTCGACGGTCGATCCGCTGACCACGGTTGGCACGCGCACTTTCGTCTCGGTAACGCCGAGCGCCCTGAACAGGACGAAGAGCCTGGCGGACGCTTACGTGACCGCGATCGGAACGGCCGGCGCCACGGGCGATGCCGAATTCGACATCGCAATGGCGATCGTGACCGCTGTCGGCACCCCGACGGACATCACGGTCGAAGTCGACTACGTCATGCCGTAAGGCAAACTCTCGGGGGCTTCGGCCTCCGAGTTGATTTTCTGAAGGAGCACGCCGCATGGCGAACGAAGCAACCGT